TTAGTTACCATTGCAGTATAGGGACATGCTGCAGCATGTGCGGATTATGCAAGGATGGGAGTAGGCATAATCCCAGACCTAGCATCAACCACCGAAGTGTGATACTGGTCCCGTAATATGTCAAAATCAACATATTTGGATCTATGGTTGGCAGGTGCGGGGAACACATACCATTCACTGAAATAGACCCAGTCCCTAGGAACAAAATTTTCAATCATACTGAAAGGAAATGTCTCTACTTCGTCCCGATCGTCAAACCACTGCTCAATCAGAAACTGGGCAGCAACAGGTACATTAAACATGTCCTCAATGAGGACACGAGATCTGTACCCGATGTTGCGCTGTTCCAACCTCGCAGTGTTTGCTCCCACGGCACTTCTGAGTATCATTAACTTGTAAGAGTCAAATCCCATGCCACCTTTGTCAATTTTGGAGAGCATGCCAGAATGATATCGAGATGTTACGCGTAGTATATATCTACACAAAGGCGCAACAATGGGACAACCAGGGCACTGATAAAGATACGAGAAAGCTTTAGCGCGCATCAGCGACATATGTTTGGCGTGATTAGCACCAACATATCTCGATGAGGACATGCCAAATTTCACCAGTATCTTCATCGGGTCCATAAGGTTCTCCCGGTCAACATCATCAAACAGTATTCCACAAAATTTACTAGACGATATAGAACTCTTCTCCTCCATCTTCAGAGTGAATCCCATCTGTTCAAAGAGATGCGAACTCGGAGTCACCAAAGGGTAAAGACCCAAGCCATCATCGCCTTCAACGACGCACTTAAGAGAATATTTCAATACATTCTCCTCAGTTACCAGGCCAGCATCAAAATCAGCCAGCTTGGTAAGCTTGGTACCAGTTAACTCATAGTGCATGCTCGTGACAAAATTAGCAAAATTCATCACAAACAAGTTGGCCACACCATTCATTAAACTAGTTGTCATTTCCCCCGACATACGCGTTGCTTCTATACAATAACTATAGAATTTGAAACGCAATTTGTTCTTCTCCGACATGAGATCAAAGATGCGCTTAATCTGCGCATCAAAAATCGATTGAGTCATATGGTGGACGAAATTTAAGTCGATTATTTGCATAACTTCCTTAGTGAAGTGACATTCAAAAGCTGTAAAATCTGTCTCAAGTAGCTGACCAATTCCCGATAATTGTTCCAAAAGGTAATTAGGTCTGTCAGCCACTGGTACATGTTTGACAAATTCTGGGCTCTTGTACACCACTTCTTCCATCCGCTTAACAATTCCACCGATAAGAACTTTAATCTTATCATGCCTGGAGAAAATACCACGCATATGTTTGGTAAATTCAGAGTACTCTTCTTCTTTCATGAAACATTTCATATAATTGAACTTTTCATTCAATACACCATCTGTCTCATCCCATGCCTTTAGGAGTTCCCTCCTCCTAACCTCAGTGTAGGGCGTCTCACTGAGCCACCAACTAAAATCATAGTTGGTGTCCGCTGGCAATGGTTGAAATCTCTGTCTGAAGAAGATTCGAGCGTATCTAGACATCAGAGATTTATCCTTACGTGAAATAGGTGGCGGACACCTAGCAACACGTTTTTGGGCCCCGGCCTTACCAGTCTCAAGGTCATGATTTGTGTAAGGCATCATCAGCGCGAAACTCCCATCACGCACCGAAAATGGCATTACCTCACGACCTATCAACCGCACGCCGTCAGTAGGTCTGTTTAATGTCTTCCAATTATGCTTCTTTATTGGAGGAAGTTCACCCAAAGGATATGAAAAGTGAACATCATTAACAGATCTACCTACAGAAATTAATCTTTCTGGGGCCCGAAGTGAAAACCCAAGGTACGGTTTTCACTGGATCTAATCGACTTCGCAACCAATTTCGCTATGGTAACAGCCCGGGTCAACTTGGAGCCATCATCATATTGATCTTGGTTGATGTGATCAGAAATCTTGGCATATCTCTGCACATTCAGAAGCATTTGAGACTCGGATATTGAGGGGTCACACGAAACCTTGTTAATGAGCTCCTTAAAAAGGGAGTAATTCATCACAAATTTTTCATGCGATCTCTTAATAAAAACTGAGTCAAATGGAGTTGCCGAACTATCAAATGCATAATCAATCTTACCAAAACTAGGATAGTTTGTTTTAAGAATGACATCACATTCAATGTTCAGTTTCCCCAACGGTGCGTTCTTGAATAGGACAGATCTACGATCAGGACTTCTGATAAACCTGAAGTTCGATAGATCAACGAATGTTGTTATCATTGAAGCATTGGACAAAACAACATCCGGACGATCGTGAGACGCAGCAAAGGCAGGAATACCCATCTTAAGACGCTTTCTCGACAGCTCGATCGATCTAGACCAATCAGGACTGCCAATCATCATCCTAAGATATTTACGTAGAGTAAATACCACCAATCGCGCAAGCACTTGAACATATCCACGTCCATCCAGAATTCTCATCATGCAATACGCAAAGTAAATTAACCCGAGTATCGCTTGAAAAAAACCAAGAATGAAATTGTTACGTTCCAAACGAGCTATATAATGTTCAAAAACATTGTACCTGCTATAGGATGATAAATCCAAACATGCACCAGTCTCAGAATAAAATATACCGTTGCTGAACTTAACAACCGTG